TAGCGTCATAGTTAGCAGCTGACCAGGTGCCACTGTAGGTATTCTCAACCCTTGCAATAGTGTCACGGTTAATGTAATAGTGAGCAAATCCTAGAGCTGATTGACCGTTATTATATCGTTCTCGTAACCAGTCTATATAACTCTCAGGGCTCATGGAGCCAGCGTCATTGTGTAAAATATAGTATTTCGGCTTATCTGTTGGACGATTTCCAGCAATTCCATGAAATACATTAGTATTGATAATTTCTACCATGTTGCCCCCTTATTTTGGCTCAGTGTAGCCCATTGCTCTCTCACTATCAGAGAGCCCTGCAGTGGTAGGGTCAGGCACAATGTTTAAGGCGCTCACGATTGAGAGCCCGATAAGGTAGGGGTTGCCTAAGAATTTTAGAAATAATTCATAAACCCCAGCCCAGCTAGTCAAATCCTCAAATTTTAACCCAAAATAGGTCAAAATAGGTAGGATGATAGCAAGTAACAAACGGATGATAAACGCTCTATTTTTAAAACGTACTAGCCAGTTAATTTTCATATTTTAATTCCTCACTTCTAAAATGTTATATTTCTGGTAGAGGCTATCTATATAGCCGTTACCACCTAAATTTTTATAACTCTTGTGCATTTTGTGGATGACATCAGACTCATGTACTGTAGTATATCCACGGTTAATAGCATTGGTCATGTCTCTCTCTAGTCTTAAATACATAGTGACTAGATGAGCCTCATCATGTACCAGTAATTTCTTGTTGACATCTGCAAGAATTTCACCGTTTGAATGGCCTAAATCTTGCACAGTCTCTACTGCATTTTGAATAGTGCCTAACTCGTTTTTGAGTTCGTGAAACTGTTCCTTATTCAGATTTCCAGCCTTTATTGTCCGAACTCCAAACCAACCAGCGACAACTGCCCCGATTGTTGTAGGATTTGTCAAGGCATTTATTACTTTCTCAAAAATATCAACCCATGTCATAACCTCCCCCTATCTAATCAATACGAGGCATAACAACTGTCAAGACACCTTGCTGGAGCATTTCAGAAAGTGATTGCTCTTTGTAAGTGTATCCCTCTGTTGCTTGCATTTGAAACTTGAAAATGGTTGGCGTGCCTTTGGGCCACTTAGCATTAGTTTCAAACGGATAAGCACCTGAGATGATGTCACCATTTGAGTATCTAGTACCCTTGGCTAGTGGCTTGATGAAATTGGCTACCTTCCCATAAGCATGGGTAGGCATACCTCCATTTTGTGAAACCGCTAGAGCAATTAGTACCTCTGTAATAGCTGAAACAGTATTAAGATTTTCTTTTGTCTGTGTCGCAGCTTGCTCAGTTTTATCAACTGCCTCTTTATTTTTAAGCAGTTCTTTCTCAACCTTACTGAATTTTTCGTTTTCAGCACGCTGTGGGAAATTCTCTTGATAAAGTGCCTCAAGAGCCAGCTCTAAAAGTTCAGTATTAGACAAGCTAATTTTATCAGCTGGTAGCAAGATTGGGATATTTGCCCCATTTGAATTACCTAAAGTAACTTTAGTAGCTGATACCGCACCACTTCCATCATATTCTAGCGACTTTGCGATATATTCTAGTTTCATATTTCCTCCTTTTGAAATTATTATCTTTTATTTAAATGTAGGTTTTTTTACGCTTTTAAGGGTAAGGATCATTTGTAATGTAAGTGACTGTACCTGTCCAATATTTATTGCCCGGTGATTTACTTGTCAGACGGATTTTACCATCTACTGCAAGGTGCAAGATAGCCGTACCTGTTACTGTTGAGTCAGACAATCCTTGTAAAACCAAGTCAACTTCTTGAGCTGGTCTAAATCCAGCTGGTATTGTTTCTTTGATTTCTCGATAGTCTGAAATTGTAGCAATGTCTGTAATTTTTCTTTCGGTTGAAATTGTGACAAGATTGCCATTTCTTGTTACGTTACCGTTGATAAACCAGCCTAGCTCAATCTTTCTTGTAACAATTTTCTGCAAGTCATCTTTTGTAACGTACTCTTTCCAACTCTCCCAATCATCAATGGTTTTAGACCATCTATGATGTCTGAAATAGACCTGCCCATTATTTCCATAAAATAGCTGGATAGCCTCTTTATAGCCACCGTCATTTTTCCCATAATTGCTGTAATGAAATAGATAGCCCCATTGCTTATTGGGATTACCTATTGCATTATTAGCTATATAATACTGGCCGGGGGCGTCTAGTAGATTTGCATTAGTCACATTAGGCTTACCATTGAACCATAGAGTCCCCCCAATATTTGAGGATATCTGATACTGTTGAATAGGATTATTGTTTGAGTAAATATCACCTAGTACATCCAAAGAGCCCGGTTTACCAAACTCTGCCACTTTACCGATACCTACACGGCCATAGTTATCGTAAGACATAACCACGCTCTCAGTAGCAACTGTAAAGGCAAACTCAACACTTGTAAACTTATCTTCCAGCTTACCGATTACATGAAAGGATTTATTTGCCGGATAGTTTCCCGATAGATTAGCGGCTGAGTTAGTGAGTGTATGTACTGTTGTATAGATACCTGTTGCACTTCCATTATCAGCCGTATAATTTGAGCTGCCTAGTTGAGCAACTTTGAAAGACAAAGCCATTGTGTTTCTTTGCCGTCCACCTTGTGTGATAGGGGCAATCCGGGCATTTCTTATTACTTGCAATACGTTAGGATACTCTCTAGTTCTAAGAGCTGAAAAGCTGAAAGAGGGAGCAAAATACTCTAGTACATTGATAATTACAGTCTTTGCATCTGAGCGTTGACCTCGACTATCAATTACGTAAGCTCTGATAGTTGCTGAGCCGTTAAAGTTCATCATACCTAAGCGCCCGCCGTTATCAGTAACAATATGATTTTTTCCGACAATTTCAGCCCGATACCCTGTTATTTTTGAGCCATAAATACCATTAGCGCCATTGAAAGTGACTTTAATATCTGAGATAATCTGCAAAAAGTCATTACCAGAAAGTAAAGCACCAGCAGCGGCATGAGTATCTGTTAAAGTGATACCTGTAAAGCTTGGTTTGAGGCCACTTGGTATAGAGGCTGTAAACTGTTTGCTCTGAGTTCCTATTTTTGTATTGCCGCTATATGTATCAAGATAGAGCGTACCTGTACCGCTGTTAGAGTTAGGGATATTATTAGCAAAGTCAACCGGGATAGTCCATGAGTGACTGGTTGCAACATTTGTAGCAATAGTTCCACTATTGCCAGCCCAAGCATACCTTAAAGTGTGAGTAAAATTATTGTTTTGTCTATTGATAGTGATAGCTAGATTTGAACCAATCACGCCTTGACCGATAGAAAAATTACTCAATCGTGGTATAGAGGATAGGCTGATATTCGCCGTTACTGTCATTGTTTTATGCAATCCGTTGTTAGGATTGAACGTGCAAGAAAGGGCAAAGGTTTTAGTACCATCTGCATTATGATTGATAACACTTGAACCGCTTGCAAGCTCAGCCTCTCCGTCCCAAACTTCCCATATAGGATTGCTTGAGTGAACGTTACGCCCATCTAAACTAAGAGAAAGCGTACTGTCCCCTTGCTTATTGTAAGTGTGATAATAAACCGGCCTACTAACTGTTGCACGCCAATTTACAGTAGTTGTATTAGCAGCAATATTCTGAGCGCCTTGCTCGATATATACATTTAAGTATAAACCGTTATTTGAATTACTATATTTTGCCATTTTACCCTCCTAACCGACATACCGGATAATATTTATATCCGGATTTAAGTAGTACTCCTCAGTTCTAAATCGTCCAACTTGGATAGAGGCTGTGAAAATACCGTTGTCAATATGAATAACCCCTTGAGAGATATACATTACTTCTTTACCAGCTGAAAGCATTGAGATCCGGTCATGAGATACCTTAATTGTTGAGCTAGCATCACTCTTACCTATAATCATACCCTCATTTGAAAAACTCATATAAGTATCAATGAAAGTCTTGAGCTCTTTCATACCTCCAAACTCAGTAGTAAGCAACTCAATTCTACGGCTAGCCTCGATTAAGTCAGCCTCAGACTTCTCTTGAGCCTCAGTATTTGATTGAACAAAGGCATTATAAGCTTTCTCTAGCTCACTAAAAGCCTCCATTGATGCCTTTGCTTTTAGCTCAGCCTCGTAAATTTGAGCCTTTTCATTAAGAGCGTTGAGCTGTTCTTGAGTCAAGCCTTGGTCAGCTTTAGAGTCTAATTGTTTTTGAGTTTCTGACCAATGAGGTTGCCAGCTCGTCATTGGTATAGAACCGACCGTTAAAACGGCCCAATCAGCATTACCCACTCCCTCAAGTTCTACAGTAAAGAATGATATAACATCTCCAGCGTTAAGGTTTTTATTGGATGTGAAAGTTGCACTCCAAACATCCAACTCAAAGCTATATGTTAGACTTATCCACTGCCAGCTATCGCTAGGATTTTCACGAATACCAAAACTAAGTGTACTATTGTCACTCCTCCACCATTTAGCGCTTAAAGTGTACTGTTTGCCTGCTTTTAAGGGCTCAGCCAAGACAAAGTCTTGCTGATGCTTATTTCTCCATCCGGCATTTGAATTAAGTAAAATGTTTCCTGATTGCTCTGTTGTCCCGAATAAAGCTGTCCACTTATATCTTGTAGGATCCTGACTATCTGCCTCTGTGAAGTCCGTCAAAGTACCTAGATAGCGCTTGTTAGTACTATCAGAGGTGCTAAAGTCATCACGACCATCAGCAGAGTTAGCCCATGCTCTGTGAAAATATGGAGTCCGACCATCTGCTCCGGGCTTACCCGGAATACCTTGAGGCCCGTCCTTGCCGTTTAAACCATCTGAACCTCTCCATTTCGTCCAGCGATAGTCAGCGGGATTTTTGCTGTCAGTTGCATTAAAATCAACATAGACTCCTATATAGGCCTTATCTGCGTTAGTCTGGCTAAATCCACTACCTGAGATAGTATCAGCGTAGGCAAGGTGAGTGTACTGTGTCCGTCCGTCTGCTCCTTTAGGTCCAGGGATACCTTGGTCACCTTTGGCTCCTTGCAAACCTTGGAGTCCTTGCAAACCACGCTCTCCTTGTGGCCCACGTTCTCCACGCTCTCCCTTATCGCCTTTAGGACCAGTGTCCCCTTTTGGCCCTGTATCTCCTTTTTGACCTTGTAGCCCATCTGATGTATTGATGAGAGTCAACTGCTCAGAGGCTACCTCTTTGTTATCAATCCACGCTGAAACGGTTAAAACCATCTTTTGATTGATGTCAGAGGCTCGGACAATGTAACTAGGGCTTGTGGCTTTGATTACACCATCCACAACCCAACGCCATCCGCTATTGATGACCTTGTTCCCTCTCATAAGGGTAGGAGCCACAATCGTCTGACCTTGGCCATTTTTAAAGGCTATTCCATTGTCTGTAGTAAGTTTGATAGAGTAAGGCTTAGCCTCTTCTATCATATGGTCTAGTTGTTGCTGAATACCTTGAGATAGACGATTTTCAAGCGCCTTGGCATTTGAAAAAGTCGTTTTATTGTTTTTAGGATTGGTAAAGCTGATGGTTTGCTCAGATACCCTCATTTCTAGTAAGAGAGTAGGGCTAAAACCGTCATCATAGACTTTGACTGTATCTCCGATTTCTAAATCTGCAAAGCCCTCCGCCTCGTAGGTAACTGCTGGGTAACAGTTCTTTTTAAGCTCACGATAAGCAATAGAGCGGATGGTCTCAGGGTTTTTACTCTCTACGGTCATATCTTTTCTTGTCCACTGGTCAAGCTCGCCCGTTGAATGAGTGAAAGTAGACGGATACATTTGCATAGAAAGAGGGGCATATAGTGCAGCCCCTGACTGATAAAATTCACGCTCGCCCTTTTCGTTATTGACTGACCAAGCTCCAAGACCTCTGATGTCTATGGTGTTCCCTTGGTCATCTTTTCCAGTAGGGACTACAGTATTATAGATGCCTGTCTTGTCAATCGTTCTGGTGATTGTCTTGAGATTTTTTCCATATTCCAAGACTTTTGGACTGACTTGACCTACCCCTT